CCACTACCTGTGGAACTTGTTGTAAACGTATCATACAAAACACGCATCCGCCCACCCTGTGTAGCTACATTAGTTAGCTTTGCAGGGAGTGTAACAAATCGCTTTTTGTAATCTACTCCATATATATCAGCCATATTGTCCTTTCATGTTGTGGGTTAAGCTGTTTTGAAACAGTCGATTTGAATGACCATTTCTTCCCAAACACGAGTTGCACCAATATCCATTTCAAAATATGCATATGGAACAAACGATTTGTCAGAACGACGTTCAATTTCAGTCACAGGATCAAGCCATGAACAAAAGGCTAAACCTTGTGGGTGAAAGGCCAAACAAGACTCAACTAGAGTTGCACCTGTACCAGTAGTAGGCATACTTTCGTACCTAATGAACTGGAATCCTGCAAAATAGTTAGTCTGACCTTCTACGAGCGCACGAATATTATTATAATCCGAGCTTTGTACCTGAGTTGAATGCAGTAGCGCTTCAATCTGAGCCGCAGAACAAACAATAAAATAAAGTGGATTACCACCTTCATCATACTGATCTGCTTCGTTCTCAGCTAGTGTCCTACGTGCTTTCAGGAGTTTGTCGATTGATAATGTACGACCACCACCAGAAGCATTTGAGCTTTCAATACCACTCATTGTATCTGTTGCAGTGCCATAAGAGAATGTCTTAGCAATGAATTGATTTGGGAAGTTTGAACTATTCCAAGCAATTTCAGTTGCTCCATCCATTGCTCCACCATCTGATTCATATGCTGAACCGAAAGCGGCATCAACGATAGTTGCATCCATCTTACGAGCCATTGCCATACTGGTTGCTTCTGCATATGGCTGAAACACATCGTAGTTCATTCTACGTGTATCGAAACCTTCTACAAAATAACCTGCATTTTTAGGCTGAGCAGATACTCGTCTGCGTTTGTGGGATATTGCTTGCACAGGAGAGTCAGCAAAACGTGCGACTTTATCCAATGCTTCAGCAGTACCTATCTTATCGATAAATTCTGCAACACCAGAGCAATCTGGTTTATTAGTTACGAAGTTACGTAACCGTGTTGTTTTTTGTTGAAGCGAATGTAGTACATCGGCAGAATACCTATGCACATAAGACGTTTCAATGTCATGATAATTAGCCATATAATCCTTTTATGAAAAAAATCTAGGAACACGAACCACTCGCATTCCGATTAGAAATCACTCTAACCTAGAGATTGTCCATAAAAGGGTCTCAAAGCAGTTTTCGATAGGCCGAAGGGTTATCTATCTACTTGCTTCTTTTATTCGGTCTAAACCTTCTTTTAGTGAAGGTGTGATGTATTAACGTACTCTTCCTTGGCCTTGATATGCCTGTTTGAAGAGTTTGTCCATTTTATTCATCGCATTTTTATGACCGGGATTGCGATTATCCCTATATGCTTCAGAAAACTCTTTGTCACGATACAGTGCTTGGATTTCATCTTTAGCGGCATCCGGAGACATGCTATTTCCTCCAAGCCCTGAACCGATAACTAAGGAGTCTTCACCTAGCATCTCACCAACTTTAGAAAAAGCACGGATCACTTCAGGGTGATTACCCATGCCAGACTCGTCCATAAGTTTGCTGAGTTCTGGTGTACCAATTTGCCCGAAAGCACGTTTGGCATAGTCTAATTTTCCATCATAATCTCTCCCCCACTCACGTTGAAGATTGATTTCTGTCTGGACTTTCATATCTGCCATTTGTTGAGTAGAAGCATTATGTTCTTCTTCTTGAATCTCGTTATACAAATGGAGCATATTATCTGCTTGTTGTTGAGTCAGGCCAGAATCATGAGCAAACTCACGAAACCCATCTAACTCACCATTTTCATCACCAAATTCGTCAAAATTATAACCATTTGGTTGTTCTGGTCTACCTAATTGATTCCAGATAGACTCCCTATTTTCTCCTTCCTGCGGAAGTTGAATTAGGTTTTCTGGTTTACCACCAATCATCTTGACTGCATTAACGTAGGACTTTGCCAGTTTGTCTACTGAGTCAAATGTTTGGAGACTTGGTTCATCCCTTAGACCTTCAGGCATATTAGAAGCACTAAATTCAAAGGAATTAGTTTCTTCAGCAACTTGTCCTGAATCGTCAGGGGCAACTGTTTCTTCACTCATAATCAAATTATGTTAAGGTTAGGCTCGTTGTTGAAGACGAGCAGTTTCCTGCATGTCAATTCTTTTACGAATAGTCTCTAAATCTGCACCAACGAGATTAATAATCTCCATTACTACAGTTCTTTGACCTTCCTGCCATGCAGAGGTATAGGGGTCATTGGAATGAGTAGTTCGGTAAACAAAATGTGAATTAGCTAATAGTGCTAAAACGTCTTTACCCTGCTCACTACCAAAAACCTCTTTAAAGTTCTGTCTTTTCTGTTTTTCGTTATTCCAACGATTTCTCATTCTGCCTGTGCATTTAATGCATTAGCTTTTGCTTGCTTTTCAGTAACATTAGCTGTTGATTCTGCAAGTTGCATTTGTTGCTGTGCTTCTTTTTCTCTCTGTTGTGCTTGAACCATTGCTTGTACTTCTTCTTCGGATCGCAAATTGGATACAGGAATTTGTAATACTTCAGCAGTATTTTTAAGTATTTGCTGAGTATTAAAATACATTGGTATTGTTTGATCTATCTGAGCAAGTGGCATAATCATTTCAAATAACTGATTCATAGAGTTTATTTCACCAGATCGTAACGATATAGACACAGGATTCAAGTATTCTATTTTAAAGTTATTCTCCATTTCCGGTGGCATTTCAGGCATCAGAAAACTTCTCATTAGGATATTTACTGTCCTTCTGATAAGTGGATCAAGAAATTCTGCTTCCTGACGAGCGAGTATTGGGCCAAGTACAGGCATCCTTTGTCTCATCCTTACAGAAACTTCTGTTGCAGAGAAGCGCATTACATCGCCATCGGGAGCAACAGGGCCGGGTAATTCAAGTAAATCTAAAAAGTATCCTTCCCTAATAGCGGCAGTGCATTTAGCACTTAATCGTTCTGCATAATCTGGTCGTGCATTTGTAGGTGCTTCAAATATTGTATCTTTGCCACCTAGTCCAACTGTATAATAATTTATTGCATCTGGTGTTGTATCTAGTGGATCAAGTAGCCCTGAATCTGGAACAAACATTGGGGGAGACACCGCCTTTTGAACTGCTTTCAGATAAGTTTTATCTACTTCAGTGATAAGTCTTATGTCAGGCATTATCTCCCATGTCGGACCTCTACCATAGATTTCACGATCCGATCTTTCCCATCTAGCACAGATATAGGGCATTTCGTCGTACCCTCCTAATGAGAGGATAGTCTTTTTATCTTTTAAATAATGTGCTGATACAAATGGTTTCTGAAACCCTTCTGGCAACATATCTATTGCAGTCCATGCAGGAAATACTGCGTGTACCACATCATATTCATCTAGGAGTTTTTCTGAAGTAGCTTTTTTAAGTATTTCTTCTGGTAGAGTTTCAGGATTAAACCTAGAAATTAAGTCTTTTGCTGTTTGTTTATAGTTCCGAAAAACTGTATCAATTTCCATTTCGCTACCAGACCCAAGTATACAATCCGAAAGAGGGAAATTACGATAACGAGGGCCAAAGCCGGGAACGTCTTCAACAAAAATGATACCAGTGCCGAAAGACCCTGCTTCAAGATAGTATTGAAAGACTGAACTTTGGAAATTACTGATTGGTCGTGATACATGGTATTTTACAATTTTAGATGCTTCTTCTAACCAGAGTGCTACGTTACGTTGCTTATCTAGTTGTGTTATGCCAGTAGTTAATTTAAACCACTCTGCACCCATTGGTGTAAATACATTATGTATATTAGATGCAAAGCGTTTCAATAATCGCATTGCTGTACCTTCAAACGCCATTTCTAGACGTTCTTTACCTTTTGACTGAACAGAAATGAAGTCTGCACGATGAGGCAAAACGTATTCTGCCATATCCTGCCATTGACGTTCCCAATTATGCCGATTATTCTTCAGCTTTTCATGGTGTCGATCTAGTAACGCCCCTAGAGCATTTGTTTCGCCATATGGCATAAATTTACTCAGTTAAAATTGTAGCGGATTGGCCTTGAGTTTTGTTTGCGGCTAATCTGGCCCTATCACCTGTGCCTCTATGTTTTTTACCTGTACCTTGGTAATTACCACCTTCTTCTTCTCCACGACCAGATTCTGATTCAGAATGTAAATACACTGAGCCATCTGGCTTAAATCCCTTTTGTTTATTTATATCTTCCCATTCATTCATTGTTTCAGCATGTGGATCGACATAACCCGGATCACCCGGCATCAGACCTTCTTCTGTTGCTGTACCTGTAGGTGGCCTCATCCAAGTGGTCTGGTTTTGTGCTGGAGCTATTTCAGGCTCGTCTTCAGGCTTCAAATTCGCTGGTGGCGGTGCAGGTGGCGCCGCTTTAGTATTTTGTTGAGGATATTCAGTTAAAATACTCTTAAATGGGGGCATCATATTGATCTCCTTGGTTATGGGCCAGTTAATAATGTTGCAGATTGACCTTGTGTTTGATTAGCCGCACCTCTGCCACGCATATTATTTTGTTGACGACGTTGAGCTTCCAATTCTGCAAATGCAGAGTCATCCCCACCTTCATATGTAGGAGAAGAATAATCTACATTATCATTTGAACTATCACCGTCATAATTAGTGCCGAACAAATGATGAGACCCTTTTTGACTCCATTGTTTTGCAGTATCAGTCATCGATTTTACAAATCCACCGGGACCTTCTGTTATAGTCTTCACTCCAGAAGTAGCAGTTTCACCTATAGGCTCCATTACAGTATTAACTGCCGCACTAACAGTGTTAGATGCTTTTTTGGTATAATTACTTATAGTTGAACCAGCATTTGAGCATTCGGATATTTCACCTGAGTATTCAAAAGAGTCTTCTGACACTTTTACTAATTTATCATCAATAATTTGATAAACAACTTCGTTATAAATCTTCATATTCACCTTTATTGGTTAGAGTTTTTTCCGTAATAAGACAAAATCTTCATTATATTCTGTTAATATTTTTTTCCATCCCCTTCTTGCGTACATGTCCATATGTGAACATCCTTCTTTAATAGCCCATTGTTCTAATTCATATACAGTATTGTTTATCCATTCATGTAATCTTCTGCCAGCACAAGTTACTACTCTGCCTATTTTATGTCTTGGATAAAAAGCAAATTCTAATGTAATTACTCCAACTATATCTTCGCTATTTTCTTCCTTTACAATCCATAAAACGTGATTGCCTTCTTTTAAAAACTGCTTAACATCGTTTTCGTTTAAAAATTCGTCATTTGTTCTAACTATTTCGTGCTTAACTTTATCCCATATACCATCTATATCTTCTTTTGGGATTATTATATTTTCAAACGCTATGGTTTCACTCATGCGATCATATTTTCGCTAGGAGCGAAATAATCGTAATTACTAATTGCCCTTCTTGGCCTATTTTTCTTTCTACCTACAGAAGCAAACTGCAATGATTGTGATGCATATCTAGTTGCACTCATTAAATCGTCATGTATCTTAACGATTTTTCCGTCTTTCCTGTGATACATCCTCAATTCCTCAAACCAAGGATGCAGGTAATTAAATACTTTAAATCTACCTGTCTGCATTCGTTGTAGCATATCCATAATCCCCGGTTCTACTGAGATGCTACCATCGGTATTTTGGAAGTGTTTGTGTATCATATTCAAACCCTGCTTCCTATATAGTTCCGCTAGTGGTCTTCCTGAACCTTTATCATGCTGTGATCCATCATGAGGCCACACCACAGGAACCCAATCACCTCTTTCTCTAATTGCCGCTGAGTGGACTACAGGAGTCTCTGTTGACTTCCTATAACAGTCATAAACATAAACTGTATCTGTATCCCTATCCCAAGCAATCCATACTGCGGCAGTTGGGTGATCCCAACCAAAATCCAAACCACAAATTCTAGGCCAATATTCAGGTAATGCGAATGGTTCTACTTTTAGATCATCCTCATTTACAGTGAAAACCATACCTGAACCTAGAACTGGTATGCCCTTCGATCTCATATCACGTTCATGTGCTGGTAATGCACGTAATATTTCTTCTTTTACACTTTCGTCTAAGTGCGATGCATCGTCCCAAGTTGCATGATATAGTGCTTGAGACTGTCCTAATCTAGTCATGAACTGTGTTACTACTTCAGTCATTCCAGATTCAGGAGTAAACGTCATATAGACGATACCGCCACTTTTAAGTGATGCACGTAGTGCTTGGGAGTAAATATCTTGTGGTGGTTCTTCGTCCAGCCAGATTACATCTACTGCTTTTCCCATCCACTGCATCTTACCCTGCTCATAGGACTTAAACGTGAGCTTAGAGTTTTTTCCGGAGACATGCCTCACCTTAAGCGATTGATACGCATTCGGTACTCCCGGTAACCGTTGTGGTGTGCCGACTATATATTGTTTCGGTATTGCACCTTTTCCGAAATCTTCTTCATCCCCGGCTTCACCTAATAATTCAGTTTGAACTATATCTCTAGTATTGCCTGTCGTATTTCCTGCCGCCCAAGCAATTATTGGTCTATTGAATGTTGCACCATTCCACCAAGACGGATAACGACCAGTTAAGTGATATGCCATCTCAGTTGCACCACAGAAGGTCTTACCTGTCTTATTAGCCGCCATTAAGAGTCTTTGGCGTGCTAACTTACCCCCCATGTCTTTTGCGCTATGAAAGCGTTTCTGGTACTCATAAGGCTCATACTCATGCAGACGATTAGTTTCGTATAATTCCGTAATCTGCTCT